TCTCAGTAGCATACAAGTGCATATCTGTAGATACAATTCTAGCACCCTCACCAGCATTGACTTGCCAAGCGGTAGGATTACCATATGGACTATCTGTTGGTTTCCTGGTCCAAGAACCTCCGTCCTCAATACCACCAGCGATACAGTCAAAATCATCACCAACAACAGAGGTTTTCATCTTACCCTCTACGTTAGTAAAGAAATTTGTTCCTACTGTATCATAACGACAACCCTTTGTACGAATTTGGAGATCTCCCTCGCTAAGAATAGCAAAGACACCACCCTCCTTGGTCATGCTAATAACACGATTACCTTTGATAACATCACGAATCTCACCACCTTCGGCAAGATCATTATTACCAAAAGACATCTTCTGGTTGATGGTATTGGCATCCATTTTCAGAATATTTTCTGCTTTGATAGCAATATTCTCATCTGACTGCAGGAACATAACCTCCCCACACTTCATTTCCCACGTACCATCGACCTTATCATAACGATTTCCTCTGGTCTCGGTATGCATATCACCCTCTACGGTCATATGTGCATTACCAACAACATGGATAACCATCTTGTCTTCTTTAACATCACCACCAACTTTGACCGCCATATTACCTGGCGCTCTAGCAATGATATCCTCGTTTGCCATCAAATAGATGTGACCATCCTCATCAATGTCGATGAAATGTCCATGGCAATTCATAAGACGAATCCTCTCACCACCTTCGGTGGAGTTCATCTCAATCTTATGCCCACACTGGGTATTGAAGACGAAACCCTTTGGATAATCAACTGGAATCTTTGGGGTATCGTTCTCTTGGACGTTACCGCCTTCAAATAAATCTGCCATTAGTATCCTCCGCCTCCGCCTCCGCTGCTAGGTGGAGGAGTGCTTCCGCCACCACCACTGCTAGGTGGATTGTTGTTCGTTGGTGTGTATGTGGTTGTTGGTGTAGTTGGTGTCGTGGTGCTTGTCTGAGTTGTAGGGGTAACTGTTGTCACTGTTGTTGAAGTCGTAGTTGATGAAGAACCAATACTTTCTGATTGACTATCATAGATGTATTGACCTGTACCTGTATGTGTTGCTCCTGTCATCTTTCTTCCCATATGAATATGGAATGGACCATAATACGGTACACCATTTACATAACCAACAAGCTCTTCTTCTGGTATTGATGGATGACCAACGCAATCTATATATTGATCCAAAGCAATCAGTTCCTTGATTCTCTTCGGTCCAGTAAATTCGTAGACTGGGACGATCTTTGCTCCACCACCAGTAGAGTCAACAATTCTAGGATTGTTAAAACCAATCGCTTTCTTTGTGATTGTTGGTTTCAGTAACCTACCTCTAGTATCAGTTGTTACAAAACCAATTTCCTCAGTTCCCTCAGGAGTGTCAACAATGACCTTAGGATCTGTATGACCCTCTCCAACGTTCACAACTGTAACATCTTTCAATAGAGGAATCAAGTCTGGGCAATTAGCATAGACCGCTGTTGCGTCAGGGGGAATGAAGAAGTCAATATACTTTTTGGTGAAGTTGAGAGTAAACTCATATCCTTCAGCAGTTCTGAGAACCATTCCTGGTTGAATTAGATCAGCGTCTTCTGGATTGATAGTAGCGATTCTAATTAGTCCTTCTCCCTTGTAATCAAAATCATCTACCTGCATGATATCAGGTTGAGTGTCAGATACAGCACCATCAGCAGCTTTTACGAGGTAAAGGATGGTTCCCTCACTAATAAACGCCTTCAGTCCTGGATCGTTGATGTTTACAAAGGTTTGTTCTTGTGGACAAACAGAGTTGTCACTACTGAAACCATATCCAATACCAGGACGGATAACATCAACTCTTTCAAGTCTTACGTTTCCTGGTATTCCACTACCATCAGCAACAAAGACAGGTTTAAATCTTGCACCCTTTCCTTCCTGCTCATTACAAGTAGCAACAGATCTAGCTTTTACACCCAGACCAAAGTTAGGAATACCACCACCAAATTTCTTGACAATTACACCAACCGTAGATCCAATATCATCAATAATAGGAAGTGCTTTGATTGCTGTTGTGCTCTGCAGAGCATCAAAGATCATCTCTGGGAAGCATGGTTTCTTATTAAACAGACTGTTGCTACAATCTACAGGAACTTGTGGTTGAAGATCTGCAACGAAGTCCTCAAACTTATCAAGAGGACCTCTAGTGTCAAAACTCTTATCAGTAATACCAGTTTTGTTGCCACTTGTAGCGGTGTCTAGTGGTGATTGCTCTCCAGTGCTAGTATTGAATGCGACTTTGGTGCCATCTGCAAGTTCTAATGGAACAAATCCCTTAGCATTTGGTTTGCCGTTTCCAATAACAGATCCACCTTTAGGAGGTTTGACTTTATATTGATCCTGCTCTTTCTTCGACTTCTCATTACCTTTTGCTTCTGCACCCTGACATGTCTTAAAGACAGAAGCACCGATAGCACATGATACTGCACCATCACAGAAGAGATCAATGAAATCTAAAACTTTGCTGAGTAACCCTTGGATAAGTCCAGCAGCACCTTTAATTGCACCGAGAACACCTTGTAAAATACCAAGAGCTTTATCAACCATGTCCATGATCTTACTCATGATCGATCCAAGAATATCTTGAATCAAACAGAGTGCTGTATCAAGAACTTTTGCTACAAGATCCGTAATTAAATTCTCGATAAAAGAACCAAGATCACCAAGTATCTGCTTAAACAGACAACTAATTAAGTCACCAATACCCTTCAGTTGAGTTTTTACTGGTTCTAAAATCTCTGGGTTTGGAATATTGATCTTGTCCATCTGTTCACGAATGAACTTCTGGGTCTCTTTCAATACCGTTCCCTTGATACCCCCAAGTAAACCACTCATCCCCTGCTGGAGTCTATTAGCAGTTTTAGAAATCTCACCTTCTAGGTCTTCAATCTCACCAGTGACGCTGTTGATAAACTGACCAGTCTCGCTCTGCTCAAGACCACGAGCAAATGCAAATAATTCTTTTAGCGGACCCTCAACTTTAGTTGCTGTCTCAGTCCCACACTTTCCGTTCGAGATATCAAGTTCAAAGCACTTCTTCTTATCTGCAAGTTTGTCTAGTTCCGATGGACCTTTGACTTTAGAAGTGTTTGCTGGCATAGATCCAGTGCCACCTTTGGGACCCTGTTCTCCTGCTGGTTTGTTTTGACCATCATGATCCTCTGCCTTAGGAGCAGCTTTCTGCTCGAATCCTTCTCCTTTTTCTCCTTGTGTTGGTTCTTCGTCCTTTTTATACTCTGTATAGTTATGGTCACCGATCGACCCCATAACAATAGGAATCTGAGCAGCAGAACCATCCATAAAGAATCCAATCACCCAAGTATTCTTGAGAAGTTGATGGACAGCACCGACACCACTTTTTTGAGGTGACGTTGCAGGCATCATCACAGTTGCCCATGGCAACTTTTTAGTTGGGAGGACTTCTTTATTCTTATTATGGTAACCAAGGATTCTTACTTTTACTCTGTTAGCAGCAAGTTCATCCGCCTCGGTGTCCTTTCCACCATCAGCTTCAACCTGACCGATCCACCAGTTAAAACCGTCCTTTCCAATAAAGTTAGCAGTAGATTCTAATAATGACATTAACCTAGAAATCCAGATACGGAGTTAGTTGTTGAAGTCTCTTTGCCTGTGCCAAGACTATCATTGTACAGTGTAAGTCTCGTTTTCATTTTAGAGTCGCTAGATGTATACTCTCTGAAAACTTTACCTACTATATATTTACCACTGTTTACAGGATCCTTCTCCCTGTTTTTACCAACGTAGTTTTCTAATTCTACCACATCACCAACCTCAATGGTTTGATCTCCAATAAATTCTGCCTCTACCTCTTTGTTGTAGAACATTTTGTTCCTGAAAGATGCCTGAGACAAAATTTTTGTAAGATCTTTTGTATACTCTCCAGCATTGTACAACTTAGAATTTAAGACCTTTGTCATAATTCTGGTGGGAGAGTTTTTATCTAAATTTGCATAAGATTCTGGAATCTTACCATCATTTAGTTTTGGAATATCATTATACAACTCATAAGCATTGAAGTCAAAGTCCTTTACTTCCTGGTTACCAATATCAAAAACGGTTGCCCTACTACTGTAGCTACCATAATTTAAACCTTGTAAGACATTACTCGTCTCCTTCACATTAAGATCAGATAGTTCAATAATCCTACCTTCTGCTGCCTTCTCTGGATCAAGATCGACACCCATCTTCAGTTGATACTTTGGTTTATCTTTAACCAAAGAATCTAATGCCCTCCAATGATATCCACGTTGAGTTTCAAAGAATACAAATCCAGCAGTAGCAGACTTACCACTAGATTCAGCATATATCGCTTTATCAGTTAACCACTGAATAATTTTGATAGGATTCCAATAGTTAGTGACGAATGTAAATTTATTAATACATTGATCTGTCTTGATAACTGGAATCTTACTGTTAAGGGATTTACTCAAAAGGTCCTTAACAATGTCAGTAATATTTTTATCTTCAAATTGAGTAGAGATTAATATACCAGCGGCATTAGTAACGTCCTCATTGCAACACCTTAGAGTTGCCTTCATCTGCTTACCACCAACAATCTCACGATTGGTTACCTCGTAAACAATCATACTCAAATTGATGACATTATCTTTTGCATCGGAAAATGATATGCTAATTGGTTCCATACCAAAAACCTTAGACATCAGAGCATCTTCACTATCAGTAAGAGTAACCTCTAAGTGAATAGATGATCTGCGAATGTCTTCCGCATACCTAATATTCAAAAGATTATTAGGAGAAACCGCGAACGGTTTTCCCTGAACCTTAATGACTAATTCGTTTAGTTTAAAATTTCCCTCTTCTTTCATTATGCGTATTGACTAGTTGCGGAGAAAACTTCAAAGAAAGGAGAATCAGACTCTTCCATTCCAGCGCGGTTGCTACCACTATTTAATGTACTTGTTCCAGATTTAGACGCCAGAGCAGGTGGTCGTGCTGCTTGAGCGGTAGCACTGGCAAAGGATTGAGTGATGCTAGTGGTTTGATCTTCTTTCCTCTGCATGAGTTCAGACTCTAAACTTGTAGTCAGGGACATCAAATCAGGTTTCTTATCTTGAATAGAAGATTCTGCCTGAGCGATCTCAATAGCATGAACGTGTCCATCAGCACCAGTGATTACATTACTAGCAAGATTGGTTGCACCACCAAATAAAGTCTGGAAAATATTTTTGTTGCTATCTCCAAACTCAGTCTCCTCTGTATTCTGAGTTCTACTATCGCCTGTAGTATTTGTAAATAGATTTTTCGCTATTGTTGTTGGCGAGAATGAAGATGTAGAATCACCATGAGCACTAGCATTCATGGTGTTATTGGTCATCATATTAGTGATCGCTGGACCTGTCATATTAGGTCCTAATCCATTACCAGTGACATTATTGCCCCTGGGAGTTGGACTATCGTCACCCTTAAACCAACTGAATGGATTCCACCACTGTTTTTTACTACCAGACGTGTCTGCTCCTGGTGTAGAACCACCAGTCTGAGATGCTTTTGTTGGTGTAGTATTACTGACTCCAGACTGAAGCATTGCTGGATCATCAGGAACATTCTCTAATGTTGACTTAGGAACGTTAAATGCATTAGATATAAAGGACAGAGACTTGTTTAAGTCTTGCTTCTGTTCATTAGACTTGACTGGAGTTTTCGCCAACAGACTCATCAGTCCACCAGCAACAGCTTGCAGAGGAGCTGCCATTGCAAGTCCAAGTGCTTTCTTCAGTTTTTCATCAATGCCAAAGTCGGCATCAAACTCATCAGAAATATTTTTCTCCAGTCCCTCCTCAAAACCAGACTCTTTGAGAGACTGTACTTGAGGTCTGTCTGAAGGTGGTGTTAATAAGTTACTAGCAACATTAAAGTTATTGTTAACACCAGCGCCCATGGCACTCGAACCCAACATTGAAGATTGTGGGGTGATTGCATTTCCATATGCACTCTTAACCGTGCTTCCAGGAGCGTTATTTTTCTTGTTTAGTCCTAATACATCTCCAAGACGATCGAGAAGACTACCACCTTGAGGTTTTTCCTCCTCTTCCTTCTTCTCTGGACCCTCAAGAGTTACATCATCAGAGAAGATGATAGGATCTAAGTCTGGTCGTGGAAGATCACCTGGATTTAAGAAATTAGAAAATCTTCTAAAATAGTTTTGAGTTTTATCTACCTCTTGCTTATCAAGGTTAATGCTCTCACTTGTGCTGGATTTTGTTTGATTATCAGCGTCCGCAATGTCCTGCAGTCTCTCTGCTAACAGGAAGTCTTTGTATACATCTTCTCTGAAGTAGAATTTGATGAGTTTATTTCTGTCATCAATCATCTTCGAGATGCCTTCAAGACCTCTCGTAAAAGGAACTATATTATTTGATGGTGCTTCTCCACCAAGATCTACGTCGCTATCAAAATCGCTCATTGATCTACACCTTTAGAGAACGGTGAAATGATATAAGGACGTTTAGGACTCTTTTCTCTCATTACAGTTGTTAATTGAGGAGTGTATGATGTAGGTCCTGGAATAGGGATTTCAACTATACTATTTACCCTACTTCTTTCTAAGGTTTTTGTAGTTTGTTGTCTAACAATATCTAATTCAGAAGTTTTCTCCTTACTATTGTAAGTAAACTCCTGACCACCTTCACCTTCAGTCTCTTCTTCACCAGTGCCCTGAGACATACTACCCATCATAATATGTTTGGATAGTTTAGATAGTAACTCTGGATCTCTAGCACCACCATAACCAGAACCACCCTTGGTAGTATCAATCTCATAGTGTAAGTGAGGACCAGTAGAACTACCTGCACCAGGGTGACCTTTGGCACCACCAGTCTCACCAAGCGCTTCGCCTGCTGTAAAAGTTCCACTCTTCTTGAAGAATCTGCTTAAGTGAGCAAGACGGAACTGTGCTCCAAGACTAGGAACCCAAGCATCGATAACATAACCATATCCACCTGCAGTTCCAGCAAATACAATCTCACCTGGAACGTTCAATCCAATAGCAGTTCCCGTGGGTACACCAACGTCAATACCACCATGAAGTCTTCCCCAACGTGGACCATATCTAGATGTGATTGGATAACCAGAAATATTATCAGTATCAGTGGAACCTTTAGGAGTGATCTGAGCACCTTGCATGGTAGGATCATACTCAGGAACCATGACTGGTGCTGCTGAAAGTGGTTCTTCATGATGCGCTTGAGCAGCGCCAGCGGACAAAACTCCACCTGCAGCTGCAACTGCTATAGGAACTGCAGACTTCGCAATATTTTTGCCAAAACTAATGGCTCTTTGGAACATATTTTTTACACCTCTTTGTTCGACTTCGGGATCCGCTGTGTCTATAACTGGAATTTGACCTGGAATATTGATTCCACCAACCTCAAATCCTTTTGCTGCACCAAATATAGACTTCAGTTTAGATACCACCGACATTGTAGCAGAATCAGCACCAACTTGTCTAGCAACAGATTCAGCGATACCAACAGATATGGATCCTGCTTCTCTATACAAAGCGTTGATAAATTCATTTATCTTTCCTTGTGGCAAAGCAAGTTCAGTTGTTCTTTCACCTGCTAAACTAAACGTAGGACCACTAGCAATACCACCATAAGAGAATGGTACAGCTTGGCGAGCAAAAGGTACGATATTATTTTTTACACCCTCTTTTACAAATGGTACAATCTTGTTAGCTCCAGTAACTCCTGGAGTTGTAGCACCGCTACCACCAAATAAACCAGGAAGAAAAGAACTTAGAGCAAATCCACCACCAACGGTGAGTGCAGGAGCAAATACAGAAAGAACTGTAAGAAGTTCATTATAACCTTCACTAAGAGGGTTAGCAAAATTAGGTAACTCTGGAAGAAATTTAAAATTATCGGCAACGTCTTTATATTGATAAATGTCCCCGAGAGGATCATCAAATGTTTGCTCTCCAGTAGTTATTAGAGGTTCTGTCTTAGGTTGATCTATCCCAGGAGTAACAGGAATAGGGTCTACTTCAGGAGCAGGAGGGGCGACTGGTCGCTCTGTAGGTATGTCTAAACTAGGAGTCCTAATTGGAGGAGGAAGAGGAACGGGAAGAGGAATAGGTGTGCCTACTGGTTCCCTCTGTGGTAGTTGCTCCTCAAACTCCCTTACAGGTTGTCTTACAGGTTGTTTTACAGGTTGCTTTTCACCATCATCTCGCCTACGACGCCTACCACCACCCTCTTCTTCTTTCTTTGCTTCTTCTACAGAAGTTTTGACAACAGCAAGTCGTTTGTCAACATAATGAGTGCTAAGGAAGAATCTAGGTCTCTTTCTTAGATAATCAAAGTAATCTTTTTGTGTGTCTAGGTATTTCCTAAACGACTGGGTAACGTCGGCAATCTTACTCATAATACTACCTTCTTACCACGTTTTACACCATGAGAGAATGGATCAAAATAAGATGGTTCTTTCCTGGCAACAACTTTTTCAACAATAGACTCCACAGGAACATTTTGTCCAGGGAACATGATAGGTAGGAAATCAATACTCTCTTCTACCTTTTCCATGGCGATGAAATCTCTTTTCTCTGCAGGAATATTTAACTGTTCAGGGTCACTATCCACCTTTGGTGTAGGAGACTTCACCATCATGGCAGTGTCAATGATACCGCCTTCAGCGTTTTCCGTAGGTGTAAATCCACCCTCAGGTAATTTTTCGTATAAAGTTTTATACCATTTGTCTCTATTGATTTCTTTTCCGTTTACATCAAAAAACTTGACTTGAGCGCCGCCAAACCAACCTTTTCCTTGGACAATAGTTCCAACACCAGCAATTTTTTGATGCAAACCAAGATTCTCAATCTTGTTCTCTTCTATCTTGTCAAGTATCTTTCCAAGTTCTTGTAC